CGTGATCGGATTGTCGACGTTGCGCATGTGCAGTTTGAAGGTCAGGTCACCCAGCCGCACCAGCGGTCCCTCCAGTTTCAGCGCGGTTTTCTTGATCCTTCCGGCGCCGGTGGTGGCGAGTTGCTTGGCGTGATCCTTGGACCTTACCCCGGCGGTGCCCTTGCCCTGCACCACCTCGGTCAATCCCGAGGCTTCCATGAACAACTGCCCGATCTGCATGTAGTCGGCGAAGATGTCGGGCGGCATTTCCGGGTACAGTTCCTTGATGGCGGCGTTGGGCAACTGGTCCATCACCCACGAATCGGCACCGCCGAACGCTTCCATCTTCTCGTCGGAAAGTCCCATGAAGCCGGAGCCGACCCGCGGCGGGTAGGCCTGCCGCTCCAGGATGTCGTGAATCTGGTCGAGCCGTTCGTTGGACCAGGTTTGCAGCGGGATCAGGCTTTCGATATGCGCCTTGCCCCAGAAGTACTCGTAGATCGAATAGGGACGCACCAGCGTGTAGGGGTGTTCGCGCGGCAGGAACGGGTTGCACTTCGTGTTGTAGAACGGCTCCTGCTGCTTGCGCTGCGCGCGAAATTGCTTGGCGGCTTTCAGGGCCTCGATGGTGCGCTTGCTGTCCGATATCACGAGGCCCGGCGTCACCACCCAGAACACCCGGTAGTCCTCGCATTCGTCGTCCCAGATCGTACATTCGTGGAATTCGACCAGCGGACGGTCGATCTTGGCGTGGTAGGTGGCGCGCGAAGTATAGGTCGGATTGAGCGAGCCGCCGATCGGCCCCGACAGGTTTTCGCCGCCGGTCTGGCTGATGATCATCCGGGTAATCAGTTCGGGGAACGGCGATTCATAGGGAGTGTTGACCACCGACAGCATCGGTATCTTGTCGGACAGACCGGCGCGGGTCAGCCGCTGGCAGGCGCTGTCATAGTCGATATGGTAGGAATGGCAGAACGCCTGCTGGCTTTCCAGTTCGGTGATTTCCTCGGCGAACACCCCGAACTGCCACGGCATGATCAGCTTGCAGGTGGGGTCGTCGTTCACGTCCGACCAGCCGCTTTTGAGGATCACGCTGTCGAATTCGAGCGCGCCGATCAGCGCGTCGCCGAAGAAGTCGAACATGCCGGCGTCGCGGAAGTCGTTGTTGAAGCTGTCCTGGGCCGACATGTATTGCTTGACCACCTCGTCCTTGGAATTGAGCGGCGCACTAAGGGAAAACGTGGCGTGGTCGGGCGAGTACAGGAACGAGGCCACCAGATCAAGATGGCTTTCGATCCGGTTGTAGATCACCTGGTCGGGGTCTTCCCCACCGTAGAGGAAGAACTGGCGGCGGCGGTCGTACAAATCCTTGCGGTCCTTTTTCGAATCCATGCAGGTGTCGACCACCCATTGCACGAACTCGTCGCGGCGTTCCTTATTGTCCGGAATGATCATCGGAATAGCGGCCTTATCGCGAAGGTCGGGCGCCACGAAATGCCAAAGCCGCGGCCGGCGGCATCGGGCGGCATATACGCAAATATCAGGGCATCCTCGTTATCTCCGGTGGCGCGGATCAGGAAGAAACGGCCGATGTTGAACAGGATTTTCACGGCTTGTGCCTCGCCTCGATCGCGGTGTTTGTGCGCATTTCGGGATAGGCGGAATTCCGCTGCAGCGCCGTTCCGGGCGCCGCCTTGACCTTAAAGTCAACCTTGTTGGCGGTCGGCACGCATTGCGCGCCTTGCGAGGGATCGATCGCGGCCATGAAGCCACCGCCGAAATTATGCACGTTGGCTGGCGTTGCGCTGGGTGCGGCAGGCAAGCTGACCTTCTTGGCGCAGCGGCCTTCCTGCGCAGAATTCAGATCGGGCAGCTTGAACAGGTCGGCGAGCGCGCGCAGTTCGGCATCAGCCCCCTTGGCGCCGTTGCCGATGTGACCGCCAGCCGGGCGCCAGGTGGTCCGTACGCACTTGCAACTCGGACAGGCGGGGTTGGGCTCGTAGGAATCGAACCAGGCCTCGCAGTTACGGTTCTGGCAAATCCAGGAACGAATGATGCCGGACATGGCGGTGAAGCTATGCCCGGCATCTCTAGTTGGCAATCGTTACTTCCTGGCCGAGGCCGGCGGTGTGGTTACGGGCGGAGTGGCGGCCGGGGTGTTGGCGGCAACCGCCGCGGCAAGTGCGGTGGCCTGTGCCGTGATGTCGGACTGCAGCGCGGTCAGTGCGGCGGGGTCGGTGCCGGCAGCGGCGATCAGGGCGGGAATGCCGTTGATCAAGGTGACGGCGGAGGCGATGACGGTATCCTCGGCAGCAACGGCTGCCTGCAGATCGGTAAGTGCGGACATGATAGTCTCCTGATTTAGCGTGACGATGCGCAACATCTCACGAATGACTCTAGCCCATAGGGGCGCATCTTCCCAGGCTTGGTGGTTCCAGTCGTGATTCCATCCATTGCTCATTTGTCAACATCCCCTGCAGATCGAGGGCGGCGCCGGTTCTGCCGGCGGGAGCATTTCTACTTGAGACTGGCGGGGCCTGTCAGTGGTGAAAACCGAGGCCGAGGCCACCTCCGGCGCCAAGCAGGCAGGCCAGGAGGTCGAAGATGATCTTGATGCAGATGATGGCTATGATGGCCCAGATCACGATGCGGATGATCTGCACCACGATGCCGGGCAGGAATTGCATGACATAGGGCAAGAGCAACTGGATCAGCGACCAGAGCGCGATGATGATCACGATCAGGATGCAGACGTTTTCCCAGAAGCCGAGGGAGAAGCAACCCATGCAAATCACCTCACCTAGGTATCAATACACCAAGAGCGTTAAGGTTCCAATACTATTGTTGCCCAGAACAGAACCAATGGCGAAAGGTGCTCCGCATCGCACGGAGGTCTCTGGTGCACCAGCGCCTGACTGCTCGGCCACACCCTTCCCTGTCACTGCTCAAAACGGCGCTACATACCAGGAGAAATGCCAATACATATCATCCGCAGCAACCGCAAACATTCCCCAATGTGATAACGTAAGCATCCTGTCTTCGGTCATGACTGATATGGATAAAACATCGTTGCAACTCGGCCGTCTGGGAAGATGTACCAAATGACCACGCCCTGGCCGGCAATTACGCGGCTTTTTATAATTGGCATTTGCGCTCCTCGGTCATAAGCGTTCCAACCACCATTTGAATCTTTGCCAAAGTGTAGGCCATTGACAAGCGCAGCTAGGGAACAAACACAAACACGTTCCATCCTTGGTTCGCTCACATGGTCCCTTGCGCCGTCTCACGTCCTATCCCCCATTCGCCACAGCACGCGCCAACAATCGTTCGGCATGAACCCCGGCGTATTGCATCAGCCGGAGATAGACCGGCCACGCCAGTCGATTCCAGCAGCTAAAGGGCCAATGAGTTACGATCCAATAACAAAAGCGGCTCATGTCTACCGATCACCGGCGCGTGCGGCCAGTCTACCAACCGCGATTGCGCATTTCAAATCTGCTTCCAGCTCGTCAATATGATCCAGCAAGGACTGGATGATGTCGGTCACAAGTTGGTCGGTGGCCTCGCCAGTCGATTGGATGCGGATTCCCGTGACCAGCATGTCGCGAGCCTTCTGGACTAGAGGTCTCGTTTCATCGCTGAGTATCATGATCTATCCTCTACATTGATGCGTTCGATCCTGTAGGCGGTGCTATCCTGGGTCATAAGCGTTCCGGCGGCGACGACAGCGTGATGTTGGCGCGCTTCAGGTAGGACATCACGACGCGATCGAGCGGCGGCGTGCCGCCCTTCTTCTCGACGTCCATCGACTTCTCCAGCGTCAGGCCTTGCGCCTTCATCTTCGGCTGCACCCAGGTGTTCCAGGCCTGATAGGCGAGCGCGGCCGCCATCACCCGGTCGTCCTTGCTGTTGCCCTCGCCGCCGATCGAGCCGCCGTCGTTGGTGATGCGGCGCATTTCTTCCAGGAGGGGGATCGAGCGCGGGATCATGCGGCCCAGTTCGATGCCGTTCTTCAACTGGTTCATGGCCCGCGTCTTCAGGTCATGGGTCGAGTGCCAGTGGTACAGCATCTCGCCGCCGCCGGGGTTGTCCATGCGCTTGTAGAAGTAGTGCCGCATGTTGGCGAGGATGTTGCGGATGTGATAGTTTTCGTCGTGCGGCCGGATTTCACTCGCTAAACGCCGCACCTTCTCCAACTCGTCGAACACCGCCTGCCCTGGTCCGTTGATTTCCATGATCGGCATCAGGAAGGTGATGCCGTAGTATCCCGCCAGATGTGCAAGTACCCACGCACATTGATAAGTCGACGGCTGGGTGGAGCAGTACTCGGCGACCTGAACAAGGCAGTCAGCGTAGCAACGCCAGATGCTAACAACGCTTCGATCTGCTTCGTCTGAGCTTCCGTAAGCGGGATCGCAACCGAGCACGTAATATCCGAACCGGGATGCATCGTCATAAATTCTAAGTTCTGCTCTGACATCGCGCACCTGCCTGATTTCGGTGTCCTCAAACTTCATGCCGAGTTTGTAGCGGAAGGTCTGGAACATCTCCTTCTTGGCCTTGCGCATGCATTCGGTCATGGCGTCGACGGTGAAGAACTTGCTGCCCGTAGCCACGAAGGCGTCGCCCTCGGTCCAGGGATATTCCTGATCCATCATTGACTGGTCACTGTCCTTTTCCGCGGCGAGGTGCCAGCGGTACCAGGCGATCTGCTGCAGGCTGATGTCGAACCGGTAGGTCTCGCGCACCTCGCGCACGCGGCGTTTCTCCAGCGGCGTCAACGTCGACTTGACGCCGTCCGGCATGTACGAGTCGAAGAACGGGTGGTTGACCGGCAGCGCGTTGCGCTCGTCGCGCCACCAGCCGACGAAGATGGTTTTCTTGGTCGGGTCGTTTTGCGCGCCTTCCCACATGTCCCAGAAGTGGTTGAAGCCGTTGGCGGTGGTTTCGTAGATTTGTAGTCGATGCGGATATAAGGAAGAAGTTTGCGATCTGAACTCGGCAAGATCGTCACCATTGCCGTAGAATGCGCACTCGGTGGCGTGGACGAAATTAGCCGCACCACCGCGGCCAAGACCTCCCTTTCGAACCTCGCTCGTTCCCGCAATGAGATATCTGAATTTTGATGCGTTCTTGAGGATGAGCAGATTTCGATTGTGTCGTACATAATTGATCCGGTACTTGGCTGGGGTCTCGGCGAAGAACACTTCCACTGTCGATCTAAAGTCATCCCTTGCTTCCTCCTTGTGGGTGATGAAACACCCGAGCAGCCCCTTGTGCTCGAATGCCCAGAACATATCGAGCGATAGAAAGAACGTCGACGCGCCCAGCTGACGTGCTTTCAGGATCACGAACGTGGTGATGCCGCGGCTCAGGCCCTCGATCATCTCGTTGAGGATGTAGCGCTGCGACCCCAGCATCTTGAACGGCACTAGGCCAAAGTCCTTCGACTGCACCTTCAGCTTGGTGATGAAGGCGAGAAACCGTTCGGTCGGAAACGGCGCGACGCCCCGGTACTCGACGGTGAAGGCGGCATCGGTTTCGGTGACGTTGAAGCCGCTCAAACGCCGCCTCCGAGGTAGATGCAGATCATGGTATGGCTTTCCATGTGGACACAGACGTGGCAGCCGCCGTCGCTGGAGGGGACCGCGCGCCACTTCTCGATGGTGAAGCCGTGCCACCGCCACATCAGCCCGGCGTTCTCGATCTCTTCGCAGGCCACCGGATGGCAATCCTTGCCGCCGCAGCAGGCTGAGGTGTAGTCCTCGTGGCTGAGCGCATACCGCGTGCCGAGGTAGCCCCACATCAGCGTGAAGCCGAGCAGGAAGGCGAGCAGACGCCTCATGCCTTCTTCTCCAGTGCGGCGACCCAGGCGCGGGTAGCCGCGTTCAGGTTATCGATCGCGCGCGCCACGTCGCGCCACTTCTCCAGGTATTTCCATTCGTACAGCCACCACACCGCGCGCTGCCGCCGCGTCGGCCAGCCCAGGATGTTGACATGCCGGTAGTAGATTTGCCGGACAATCCAGTGCTGCAGCCGCCTCACCGAAACAGTTCCTTGATTTCCTCCCAGAAGCTATCGGGCGGGTTGCGCAACAGCGCCAGCAGTTTCTCATTTTGCTCCGCCGTGCCGCTGTAGGGCACGATGCCGTGCCGTTCGGCGATCGCCTTGCGGGCGGCAAAATCGCCGGCAATGCCCTTGCTTTCCAGATAGTCGACGATCGAGTCTTCATCCGTGGTCATGCGGTAGCCTCCTGCGTCTGTGCTCATGCGGTAGCCTCCTGATTGCGGGGTGCCAGTTTCAATTTGCCCCGCGGCTTGCGCTTGCGCCCCTTTTTCCAGCCGCCGACGATGCCGCGCGCGCGGGCCGCCGCCAACCCCGCATTGGTGCGCTCCACGATGATGTCGCGCTCGAACTCGGCAAAGCAGGCCAGGATGTTGAACATCATGCGCCCGGTCGGCGTCGTCGTGTCGATCGGCTGGGTCAGACATTTGAGGTGCGCACCCTTGGCGCGGACGGCCTCGGCAATCTGACCCAGGTGAATCGTAGACCGCGCCAGACGATCAAGCTTCCAGAACAGCAGCACGTCGCCATGACGTAGGAACGCGATGGCCTTCGCCAGTTCAGGACGATCCCGATCGGCGCCCGACGCCTTTTCGGTGAAGGCCTTGTCATAGCCTTCCTCCATCAGCGCATCGATCTGCAGCCGCGGGTTCTGGTCGGTGGTCGAGACCCGCGCATAGGCGACAACGGTCAAAACGGCCTCCGTCTGCCCGCCTTGACCCCGCCCACACGCCGCAATGCCTGCAGCATGAACACGCCGGCAAAGATGCCCAACGACGCAAACGCCATAAACATCAACAGGATAGCTGTGGTCATCGCCCGAATCTCCCCTATAACGTACCATATACGATAGGCACGTCGTCAGGGCGGCGTCAAGGAGGGCTGTGGATAAGTTTCATGGGTAGCTCGCCGGCGGGCCAGGCTTGATGATCGCCGGCAATTGCTGCCAAAACCCGGCGCCGGCGCCAGCGTGATACTGCCACACCGAACCATCTTCACACAGCGCGTAGAGGCCAGACGGCCCCACAACCAGTTGGATGACCTTCACCGCCGCCTCCGCTCGCGCCCCAAGTCGACGCACACCACCCACCAAAAGGCAAAAGCCGGCATCACGGGAATATCCGACCCAGCGCACGCGACAGCACTCTTGCCTCCTGCTCGGCCGACAGCTTGATCCGCGCCGGCAGCACCCGCTCCTTATCGCACCGACCGCAACATTGGCCGAACGCCACCGGCCAGGCGTTGTGCCCGTGCTCGCCGTACTCGCGCCCGCAAATCACACATATCGGCATCACCAACCTCCGACTTGTCCCTGCAACACTAAGCCAGTTCGCATTTCTGCCCCTACAGGAAATTTTGGGGGGCGTACGGACTGCGGGCGGCCTCGATTTCGAATCTCGCGACCCATCGAGGTCAGAAAAACAAATCGCGCGCCGTCCAGACAACCAAGCCGGCCGCAAGGTACACCAAAACAACCAAGGCTATGTAAACAAACAACAATTTCGTTATCCTATAACGGTGGTTATTGCGGCACACCATATATAGTGCGTGAACAAACGGTGAATTGACGTGATAAAGAGGGGATAAAGGAACCCAGACGAGCGCTCAAACCCGCGTTCTTTCCCGTTCCCGGTCTAAAGTACTGAATGCTTGATTGAGCTTTAGACGGGAATAAGCACCGACGGTGCCTTGCCGGATGATCTGATAGATGCGTGCTTGACTGAGACCGGACGCTTCCGTGACGGCGTTGAGGCTTGGAGCGCGTCTGGCGTACCGTTCGCCCTGCGGTGAGTAGCGGAGAGCTTTCAGTCGGCGGACAATCTCTTGATCGGAAAGCATCGTGCTGCCTCTTCTGCTGCTGCGCGTAGAGACGCATTGTCCGTCGGCGGTGTCAAGCCTTTCCGTTTGAGGCGGTGCAGTCTGGCGAAACGAGATGCGAGCTTTGGATTGAAGCTGAATGGCGCCCAGGGTCGACCAGACGTGGAAAATGTGTTTCCGGTGCCGCGAAGTTTTTGCATGGTTGTTGCCGTTCTCTCGAAAGCGATTCACGCGATGCCCGAGTTGGACATTTTAGTCAAATTGCTGCTGCCATCTGCTGCCATTTTCCCGTTTCGTTCCTGCTACGTCAGATTTGGTCGTGTCACATTTATGTGATAACGTACCTTATCGCTTGAACCTGATCGTTTGTCGTGCGACAAATGGATATCGCAACCACGGGAGACTTGAATGGCTAATCGTTCTTTCCCCTACACCCCCGAACTGAAACCGTTCCAAGATGCCGACGACGCATGGTCCGCAGAGTTGAAGCATATATTCGGCAAAAATGCCGGCGACGCTCGCTATTCGGCAAAAGGCAAAGGTGAGGAAGGTTCAAAACTCCGCCAACTGCACGACGCTCGCATGACGGCGCAATCCATTTGGTACGCCAGCGCCATCTAACCACCACCATCACAACCGGGAGAATCACATGCGAATACAATATTTTGCCGCTAGTCCAGTCGCCGGCTATTCGGGTTTTGTGCTTTATGGTGTCTCTCACGAAATCCCCCTCAATGCGTCTTACTGGATGGTCCCCGGCACGTTCTTCGATGATTGGGACAACCGCTAGGTCGAAACGGGCGCTTGCCCGTCTGCCGATATCGTCGGCACTGACGAGACCAAACCGGGAGACTGAACCATGACACTCACAACCGAATCAGCACTTCGTAAGGACAAACGCGGCGCCGGCCGTACACTCAATGGGACGCTACAGCACCGCCATTTTGCGGTAATCGCTGGCATCCTAGCGGACCAATGCGAGCACATGCCACAGGAACAATGGTCTTTAATGTGCAACCGTTTCGCCGATCAATTGGCATACACCAATGCGCGTTTTGACCGTCATCGCTTCTTGATGGCTTGCAGCGTCAACCTGCTCAATGGTGCCGCATGACCTTCGACCCGAATCAAATGGCCGAACTAGCCGCACTGAAACGCTACCGATACGCGCGTGATGGCGGTGGCGGTGCCAGCGTCGTGTATGAGACATCAAAGGCCTATTGGGACAGCCGCGGCTATAAGGAAATGTCCGAATGGAACCAATTGCGCATTGCGACGCGCGAACGGTTCCGCATGACATGCCAGATACAGCGCGAGCAATTCCGCTTGGCGTGCCTGACATCAAAGGAGGGATTTTACCATGGCGAAGATATCCCGTTCTGACGCTTGTATGTTGGTTATCGCCGCTGAAGATAGAGGCGCGGAGTTTGGCTGGAAACCTGAGCCAGATGGTTGGTATTGGCGAACATTGACCGCTTATAGCGGCGGTTGGCCAAGCATTGAGCAGGCCGCCAAGGACTTTCTCAAATGGGGGCCGCGCCATGACGTATGAACCTGGCGCCGACGGCAAGCCTCAAGCGGTGTTGCCGGGTGCCGAACGAGTTAGCCGTGCACCATCCCGTCGACTCGCGCGTGTGCCGCAGAAACCCTGCGACCACGGCTTATTCAGCGATGATTCGGAGCAACTAGACTTGGTTTCATGGTTCACAGAACAATCGGAGGATTGAGCATGGACAATATCGAAAAAGTTGAGTCGGCGGGCTGGAGTTTTTACTTTCTAGACGACGGCTTTGGACCAACCGGTTGGTGGGTGTGCAAAGGCCTGTTTAGCCGGCCTGATTTGGAAACTAGCATATTTGACACGAAAGATTTAGCGGCCAAGGCGGCACTGGAAACGTGGCCTAGCCTGTTCTCAGACGAGGCGGACCAACTCGATCTGTGCGAAATGTTCCAGGATAGGGAGGATTGAATATGTGGCTAGTCCAAACATTGCTGCGAGATTTTTGGTTTGACGATCTTATGCAGGCATTCTCGTTCTATGAATCGTCGCCAAAAACGCGGACATATCCGCGCCTTGACGCTAAGTGACCGACCTAGACAAACTCGCCTGCACCTACCTCCTCGCGCGCGGCCTCTGCACCCCTGCCGAGGCCGCTCGCCTGGCCGGCCGCTCGCGCCAGATCGCGCGGCACTGGGCACGGGCCGGGCCGGTCGACTCGCGCGAACGATATCTGAAGCGGCAATTCGCGCGGGTCAAATCCCGTTTGTCAAATGACCGCCTCGCGCGTAAGGAGGGACAATGAGTTACGACGACTGGAAAACCCATAACCCGGACGATGATCGCTGCGAGCATTGCGGGGTCGCGCCTTGGCAGTGCCGCGGTGGTTGGCAACCGGATTGCTGCACTGGCGAATGCGGCCGGTCCTGGCGTGACCCGGACTATGAATACGAGCGCAGGAGGGATGACGGATGACCGCCCACATGCACCACACGCCCTCGCGCGCGAAACAATGTTGCGGCAACTGCGATGCGTTTGTTGTAAATAAGACACATGCTCTCAAAGGCCCACAAATGGGCGCCTGTCGCGCCGCGCCGCCGGGGCTCATACAGACCGTCCAACTCGTTCCGGGCAGCCAGCTGGCTCCTAATGGCCCGCAAACGATGCCTGTGTGGCAAGGAGCCTGGCCGCCAACCGACGAAACGCTGTGGTGCCGTGGATGGGCATGGAAGGATGACGTAGATGACGAACCCCGAGACTCTTAGCGGTCACCAGATACAGGCGATCCGGCAGCAGATGCTGAACGAATTCCAGCGGGCGCTCGACGACGTGGAATTGCGTAAGATCGCGCTCTCGCACGCGTGTGCGATGTTCCAGGAGGCCTTGAAGCATGACGACACGATCCTGACTGAGAAAGCGGTCAGGCTCGCGCGGGAAATGCACGCGTTCCTATCGGAGGGGGCGGCGGCGGTGGCGGGGAAATAGCCTAGACGGCTATGCCGTGCTTTTCGAGCACCTCGCGCGGACAGCGGCAGCCGTTGTGATCCGGTGCAGGACCGGCCC